TGGCTCTAATTTTAGTCCAATAGGATTAGCGATAGAAAGTTTAGGTAGAAGAAATAAGATTATGTTTAGACACAATATTATTTTAGAAACTGAAAGAAGAAAGACAGGCTCTAATGTTTTCTATGTGGCTAAAACAAAGATAGATGATACACAAATAGATTTCTCTGATAAAGACAGAGAGACTATGGATGTATTTAAAGCAGTGATTGAGAAAGAAAATGCTTCGGTATTAGAACTACACAATGCTGTTCTTAAATCTAAAACTAGCTCACAAGACATGAAAGATGCTAAAGTTATTGAAGAAGTAACTGCCGCATAATGTCTAACGTAGTAGAACAACTACAAAACTTTTTGGCACAGGCTTGTAAAGAGCCTGTGTCTATGTCTGATGATATTGTTGAAGAGTTTGGCGAGTTATGTAAATCAGCACTAAGAAAACAATTTACGGAAGAAAGAGAAAAAAAATTTAGAATACGAATGTCTAATATTGGTAGACCTATCTGCCAATTACAGATGGAAAAGTTACATCAAGATTCTGACTTCGAAGAGATGTCTTATAATTCTAAACTTAGAAATATGTTTGGAGATATAATAGAAATTATAGTTTACGCTATGATGAAATCTTGTAATGTAAATATAGAAAGCTATCAAAAGAAAGTAAAATATAAAGTGCACGATTCTTTAGAAATGTCTGGTAGTACAGATGTAGAAATAGATGGTAAAGTTTATGATATAAAATCTGCTAGTCCATTTTCATATGATAAGAAGTTTGGAAAAGATGGCGGTGGTTTTGAAAAGGTAGCTGATGAAGATGTGTTTGGATATTTATCACAAGGTTATTTATATGCAGAGTCTTTGAATAAACCTTTCGGTGGATGGATTGTTATCAATAAATCTACAGGAGAAATACAGCTTACTGCTCCTCCCAGTGATGATACTAAATATAAAGACAAAGCATTACAGATAGCAAAAGATAATGCTGAAACTTTATTAGATAACAAACCATTTAAAAGATGTTTTGAAGATGAAGAAGAAACATTTAGACAAGTTAAAACTGGTAACAGAAAACTTGGAACGATATGTTCTTTCTGTTCTTTTAAACAACCTTGTTGGGGTGACGACCTACAATTTTTACCACAGCAACAATCAAAAGCTCGTAACCCAAAATGGTTTTGGTATACGAAAATTACACAACCTAAAGAGGATAGCAATGTCGAAGGGTAACGGAAAAGATAAGTTTGATTTTTCTAAGGGGATAACAATAGTTATATCCCCACATTCAGAAAGTTCATTTGCTTGTGGTATAGATAAATCTTATGGAGAAGAAACTGCAGAGAAACACGCAGTAAAAACAATAGCCATGGGTCTTTGCGACCTAGCACTTAATCATGCTGACATGGTATATGAAGTTGGATTAAAAGTCAGAGCACTTCAAGATGCCCAAATGTATGATGCTGACCTATCAGATTTAGAACAAGAAAACGTAGAAAGCCTGGAAGAATGGATAAAAAAGTTAAGAAAACCAACGCTAAATTAAACTGCGATAATAAGTTTGACCTTGATTTAAAATATGGACAGATGCGTGAAAAACAAGTTCACAATATGTTTTACAATAAAAAGATTGAGGTCAAGACTGAAAGAGATTGGTGGGCCAAGACAGGAAACATAGCTATAGAAGTTGAATGTAATGGTAAACCCAGTGGGATTAGTGTAACTAAATGTGATTACTGGATACATGTTCTAGCCATAGGTAAAAAAGATTATTGTAAATTAGTTTTTCCTATTGACAGAATTAAAAAATTAGCTAAAAAATATAAGGATAAATCAAGAATGTTAGGAGATAGAAAAGCATCTAAGTGCATCCTAATACCCCTCAAAGAATTATTTAATAAGGAGAATATCGCTTAATGAAAAGTTTAGATATATTAAAACAAGCATCAAGTTATGTGGGAGACAGTAGAGAAAAAGAGTATGGTAATAAATTAAAGAACCATGACAACATCGCAAAGCTCTGGTCTGCCTACAAAGATATAGAGTTTACAGCTAGAGATGTAGCTGTAATGATGGCACTACTAAAGATTGCTAGAACAAAGCAAGGTAAAGTATCAGAAGATACCTTTATAGATGGTGCCGCATACATGGCAATAGCAGGAGATATACACGATGAACTTCATAATAAGTAGAGAACAAGTTGAGAAACTTGTAAGTTATCTATTTACCAGACCCTATAAGGAGGTGTATGGTTTAATAGAAATGTTATCTAAAAATTTAAAGACACTGGATGATAAGATTAATCCAGACTTTGTAGAAAAAGATGGAAACAAAAAAAAATAGTTCCACTTTAGTCAACCTCGAAGTGAAGCTGAATAAAGATGGAACTATAAGTTTTGATTATGATTTTGTTGACCCAGATACTTTTGTGTCTGAGGTTAACAGAGTCAATCCCGATTATCCTCACACCCACACAATAGCGGCTATGATTAGAAATACTGTTAACGAATTAGAATATGTTGGTAGTGAGATGCAAAAATTATTGAGAGCTGTCTAAATATTTTACAGCGATAGGATGGTATTTGTACTTTGTATTTGCCATTCTTTCCATAGCCATACGATACCCCTCCTCAAATACTTTTTCTTTTTCATTAGCAGGTATGTCAAAACTAAATGAGCCCATTTCTGATTGAAGCATAAATGCATACCATTCCATAGCCTGCGATTTGTCAAACAAATTAAACTTATCATTTAGCCCATATCCTTTTTGTTTTGCCACAGCTAAATAAGGAGTTGGGTCTTGCATATATTTAGAATCTATTAACATTTGTAAGGTTATCATAGGCGAGCCATTTTGTAATGCTTTGCTCATTACATCCACCATGCCTGCTCTCATTCCAAATGATGGGTCATCAAACACTTCAATAACCTTGTGAGTTTCCTTGTCGTGCCCAGGAAAAATAATTTTATCATCTTTTATCTTTGAACGACCATCCCAATTTTGTCCTAGTTGATGTTGAGATAGCCAGTTATTAGTTCTGTATCCCAGTGGGAGTTGAAATCCTTTTTCTTTTCCAACCTTACCTTGTGCGTATTGATTAACATACGATTCAGATTTTAATTTATCTATCATGTCTTTTGATAAAAACCAATCTGCGTCTAGGGGTTTTGCAGTTCCCTCTGGGTCAGCTTTAGTTTCTAATTCATCTATAGGTCTAGGAATATCCTCTTCTGGTAGCGGGAATTTAGGTTCAGAAACACCAGGTATTACTTCTGTCTTAGCTTCTGGGTCTTCCTCTTTGTCTTTAAATACATAGCCATATAATTTTTCTAAGATATAAAGTGTAGGCGAAAATGTTAATAGATTAATTTTTTTATCTTCCTGTGCTTTCTCTGGTAGTTCTGTAACGACAATATCATTTGGATTATTCATCATCTTATCTGTTTGCACATATATACCATTGTTCTTTGCAAAGAAATTTATATCATCAAAAGACTTACCTTGCTTTCTTAACTCATCTATTGATATTCTCTCTATATCATTAATCCAACCATCCACTCTGCTTTGATTATATTCTTGTTTAAGGTCAACGCCATATGCATTAAGAACAGTATCGTATGTGCTATCTGCCATGTTAGGATGATACTTCATAGTCATTCTGTGCATAATTAATTCTTCATCAAGATTATCTATATTGTTTTCTTTTTTCCATTCTATTAAAGCAGGATTTGTTCGTAAAGCCCTATGCATAAATTCATGCATAACTGCAGTCTCTTCATACTCTTGGTCAAAGATATTTCTTACAGATACTGCACCAGATAATTCTTCTAATTTTGATTCATCAACTACACCAGTTAAACTAAATTTTGTTCTATCGCCAGGCTCCATGTCATGAGGCATAAACACAAAATCATTTTCTGGTATCTCTTTATTTTCTATGGCTTTTACAATCTCTCTATATATATTTCTACCTGCCTCTGTTGGATACTCTTGAGCAGACCCTTTAAATTTTTCTAAATTAGCACTTGGAGCATAGTACAATCCTCCTATATTTAAACGCTCTTTATCACTGCGGGGTTCTTTTTGTACATAAAATCTATCGGCATCAAACCCTAATTTAAATACAGGATTTTTGTCTAAGACTTTTTTAAATTTTAATTCAAGCTCAATATTTGCTAAAGCCTCTTGCTTCTTTTTATTTATCTCCTCTTCTTGTAAATCTTTTTGTGGGTTTGCCATAAATAATAATACTACTAAACTACTTTTTAACCAGACTACCACCAAAGTATAGCCCTATAATAGCCGACATTAAATGCGTATCTAGTGGT